GTATGCGGTTATTAGCTAATCCTTTTTCATACTTCATAGAGGGGTGTAACCAAGAAGGCTCACCAGTCTCAATCATATCTACTAAATTTTGTTGATGGGGGAAAGTCTTATTATGTAAGAAGCGATCCCTGAACTGGGCAAAGGTAATTTCATTTACATCACCTAGTGCGTAGTTCTTATCCCTAAGACCTAACCTAGTTCTGTCTACCTTGTCCGCAAATATCTTATCTGTCCTGCGGTAGTACTCATAAGTCTTAATAGATTTACCGGCGGAACCGCAGGCCTGTTCTATAGTCATACTTTCAGCTACGGAGTTTAGAATAATCCGCTTTGCTATATCTGCTGAGTTCTCAGCCATTTAACTCCCTGTGTATAAAGCTGTGGATAAACCCCGTAATTAAAATTTTTAATCTATTACTAGGCCCAGAATATTATACTGGAGATAATATTATATTACACCTGCCGCTTGCGTTTCTGTCTGGTAACTCCCGAAGGAGCTACAGCGACTGAGGGGTAAAACTTCGCTTGCCCTTAGGGGGCATCGCGAAGGGTTACCGTAGCGATGTGGTCGTAAAACTTAGTACTCCCCGTTTTACTCCCTTACTATATATAAGGCGGGAAATATAACGCATTTCCCGTTTTCTGGTAATAAATCTTTGTAAATGTGATACACCTCACTTACAAAGTAGGACATAACGGACATATCGGGCTATATAACTGCCAGCTTCACTTTAGCAAATATATTTATTGTGGGTACATAACATATACGCTGCGCGATTTAAGCATAGGGGGGTCGGTTTGTAGCGCGGTGGGCGGTGGTCGGGGGGCGGTGGTTAAGGTTTGGTAGCCGTTGCGGGTGTATTGGTAAAGATGCGGGGGCTGACTACATTTACGGCACACTTTATTAAACATCTTCCCCTAATCATCGCCGGCCTAATCAATCACCGGCCACCCATTACCGGCGCACATCGCCGGCCAAATCCGGATCTAATTCAATCCATCGGCCTCAATCCACAATGTCCAATTTGTCCAGCTTTGGTATGTTATGGGCGAAATGTCCAGCTTTTGGATAATCGGGAGGACACCATCAATTAGATACTTGCGTGAATGGGGGATATCCCTTACCCTTACACCAATGAGAGCAATCCCGCCCTCATATTAGATCGGAGATCCAAATGAAGGACATCTTAATTAAAAAAGATGATGAAATACTAATCGCAAAAGTGAGGGCACTTACTATTGCAAATCTATTAGAAGAATATGCCAATAGTGCCGGCGATGGTAAATTACCATCAAGCAAGAGGCAAGCGTGGCTTATCGCTCAAAATTTAAGATCATCAATCAGAATTGATGGGATTAACTAATGACTACTGTTCACACCGGAGACCGGACAAGTAACTGTGATACTTGTCTAAAGAATGACTACTTGAATGAGATCGTAGTTGAGAATAACTGGACAATGTGCGCTGATACTTATTATGGCGCATTATCGGCGTGGGTTAATAACTCTCCTACTTACTACAAGTGGGAGGAATGGCAGGATTGGATCTCAGATTTTGAGGAGGCCTACTGCGGTGAGTGGAATAGTGAAGAAGAGTTTGCGGATGATTTAGCCGTAAACACCGGCCTACTTGATGAGATGCCCGATCACTTGCAACTTTATTTTGATTGGCAAAAGTGGACAAAGGATCTATTCCTATTCGATTATTGGTCTAGTAATGGATACGTATTCCGCAACTTTTAAGCACTTGATGGCGGGCTATCTCTCACCGGCTAACCGGTGGGAGGTGGCACTCTCTCAAATTGGTAGAGTGGAAAGGATAGGGAAATGGCTAAATATATTGTGCACGGGATTGTAAAGATTGATGTGCAATCTGAGATTGAGGCAGATAGCGCGGCGGAGGCGATGTTAATCGCCTCAAAAATGAGTGGCTCAGATTTTGATGAGGAGGGCCTCACCGATGGTGAGGAGGTATTCATCTCTACCGCCCGATTAATTGAGGAGGATATCGCCTAATGAATTACCTTAAGTTTACGATTATCTTCTTCTCCTCTCTATGGTTAATCGGCGCGGTATCTATTGGATTAGACAAGTTAGAGAGATTTCACCGGCAAGGAATGGAGAGAGTGAGACGGCTTGAGATGGAGGGCAAGTTATGACCATAGAGTGCCGGCATATTGCCACCAATTTGATGTGGTTAGTTATCCGCGATGATTACAGTTTACAATCTAGTAAATGTATTGATTGTAATCAGCCAATAGTGAGAGAGACCGCGCCGGTAGGCGCAAAATATAATTGGGAAGATTGGAGGATCACCAAATGAAGATTTCAACTAAGGCCAGATGCGTGGAATGTAGCCGTGTATTTGATCTATTAGACGATAACGATGCCAATGAATGGGCATACGGGCACGATTGCGAAAGTTAAGCCGGACAAAAGGGACAAATCGGGCTAGCTTTTGGTGGTTTACTATGCCATCTTCTAACAGTGGGGGAGGATGGCGTGGTATCCTACTTACAAGTGGGAGAGAGGGAGAGCAAACGCTCTACCTTAATTACTGATAGGAGAGAGAGTAATGAAAGATCTAAATATATATGAGATGGAATATTCTTGCTCACCTGGCGGAATAGATAAGTGGGAAATAGAAGAGAGAGAGGGCGACTTCTTTCAAGGAGATTTTGACACCGCAGAAGACGCAATATCTTTTGCTTTATTAAAATTTGATGGTGAGGAATTAAACCTCAATATCAAAAGTCTAAAGTGGTATCACGCTAAAGAGAGAGAGGAAGAAAATGAAAGTATCTACAGCAATTAAACAATTACAAGATCTAAATCCGGATGAAGAGATCGTAATCAATTGGTTTGATAGATCTACTTTTGAGGATTTTTACAATGATGAAGAGCCAATGAAGGATGAGCAATGGGCATCCCTTATGGTGCATTTTGAGAAGGCCGATCAATACTGGGCATCAAATCATTATGCAATAGAGGCAGAGATTGATATCTGGAAGGAAGGACAGGAAGGCAATGAATAAACAAGAATGGAAGACATCAATAGAGAATGTTGAACACGATGCTCAAATGGCATTTTGGGCAGTAGTAGCAAAGGCATATCCGGAGGTTAAAACTGGTGATTTTGATATCGGTTTGACTATTGAAATGGGTATGGAAATGGAAGGTTATATTGCTCACTGGCTTAATTGTAATCACCCAACATACGGAAAGGATAACAAGTAATGAATGGGTTATCGGACTGTTGTAATGCCCCAACGACTTTTATTGAGGGCTGGTTATGTTGTAAGAAATGCTATCAAAACCAATCATTAGAAGTGCTATCTATGGAGGGATCAAATGAGTAAAATAATGGCAATATGTAATTGGTGTGGGGATAAAGATACAACTGATATATGGAGATCCCATATATGTATAGAGGATAGAGAGGGAGAGTAATGAAAAAAGCTACGCCGGCAATATGCGGCGATCACCTAGTCCCAATTAGCGAGTGTGACTGCCTAAGTTATATGAGGGAGATAACAAGGTCAGCCGAACGGCTGATCCAATTAGCGAAAGAGAGAGAGGAAATGAAATGAATAAATGCCGGTATTGCAAACAGGAAGGGCTAGTCCTATCTACAATAAATGTAGATTATTCCTGCGAATATTGTGGGAAATGGCAAAACGCTTTTCTTGATAGTGTTTGGAATATAGAAAGTTATATATATGAGGAGAGCGTATGAACCTATGCCAATTTTGCGGGTGGGAGATAGCGAGAGTAGATTGGTATCACCGGTATAACGGCAAACTAATCTGCGATAACTGCGTAATGGATACAATAAACGAGCGAGAGAGAGAGGAAGTGAGGTAATGGAAGAACTATCAGAGCAAATCCAATCAGATCTGATTACTTATCTTGATGGATTTAATAATGAAATCATAGATGGTGTATGCCAGATTATTGCCGATAGGTTTAAGGGGACTTATGAGTGAGCGAGAGAGAGAGGAGGCGAGCAGATGATTAAGGAAGTAGAACTTAAATACACTACCAGTAATCTAGTATCTCTAGTAAAGAATAGATATAGCGAGAACTCTACCGAGTATCTTGCTAGTTTATTAAGCACAGTAGTAACAGAGAACCAAATGAGAGTGCTGATTGATTTCCTAGAAGCAGAGCGAACTAGTGAGTGAGCCACGCTATCTATCAGGAGATGAGTATGCCCTGAGTGGGGGATATGAGGAGTTAGTTAATTGTAAAGAGTGTGCGGTTGAGTTTGACCGCACAGAATACCAATCAGACACCTGTTCTGAATGTGAGGATAAGAGAGTGATGAGAGAGAAGGAGAGCAAGTGAGTAAGATCAAGCAATACTTAGAAAATAATATGAGTGAGGTAATACAACTAAATAATAAAAAACATATCTCACTATATGAAATAAGTGATAGCCAGGATATAGCAATATGGGGCGGGGAAGATCCGACATCAGCTTTGGCTTGGTATAGATCAGCACCTATTGGTAGTAAGATATGGGTATCAGGTTGGTTGGCTGATGAGGAAGATGCCAAACTAATCTCTGAACCAGTAGAGATAACCCCGATAGTGCTTGCCACTATTACAGACAGTATAGATAGGTGGAGTAATTGAATAAAACAGAGCGGAGAATAGAAACCGCTAAGGCACAAGCCGTTCGCCGGAGAAACTATCGTAGAGCGAGGGACAGGGCGTTAGCTCGTTTGGGTAATGATTATCCAAATGTATATCGCGCCTACCTTGAGGAAGAGATTGAGGCTGATGAAAAGATGGGTAAGAAATGGCTTGATATTAGTGGTAACACTAGGTCTTCTAGTAGTAGGTCAAGATAAGTTATTTCCACCACCGGTGGGCAGAGTGCCTGATGGTGTTATAGAAAATAGGAAGGCAACGAAAGATGAGAAAGATCGCAATAGAAAGCTCGCGCAAGATTATGCTCAGGCTGGTTACGGGTGGCAAGGAGGAGAGTGGCTATGCCTCAAGTCCCTTTGGACCTTTGAAAGCAGGTTTGATAACTATGCGACCAACCAAAGAGGATCAACAGCTTACGGAATTGCTCAACTGCTTGGAGAAAAAGATAACCGAAGCGAATATCAAATCCTTAGAGGTCTTAAATACATATCTAAGCGATACGGAACACCTTGTAGAGCCTACAAATTTTGGCTTAACACCAGCCCTCACCACTACTAAAGTATGATAATGTTTAGTTCTTGATCGGCTCTCTCCGATCTATCTAAAGAAAGCCTTGCTACCCTTCCAGCAGGGCTTTCTACTTTTTTCTAATCCAATACTGATCGTTAATAACTAATGTGTTTAGCTCAGCCTTGTGTCGCTCAGTAAATAAGAGTATGCCAGGGCGAGGTGTCTTAGATGGTGGTAGATGGCGACCCCAAGTGTAATCATCAAAGGCCATAACACCACCGGATTTTAGTAAAGGCCAGCTAAGTTCAGCATCCATCAGCACACTAACTGCTGTGTGGTCTGCATCAATATAAATAAAATCATATGCGTTCATAAAGTTATTGCGTTGTCTAATTAGATACTCAACAGTATCACTGACTACAGATACAACAGTTAAGTTCTCAATCTTCTTCTTATACTCTATCTCAACTGCGCTGAAATCCATCTCGGTTTGGTCTAACTCATCACTTCCCCGCCAAGTATCAACATCAATAAGTATTGAACTCTTATCAGTTAAAATGTTATTACATAACCATACGCTGGCATCTCCTGTGTATACACCCAGTTGTAAGAAGCGCAGGTTAGGTTTGCCTACATACTCTGCAAGGTAGGTAACAAAGTTATTCTGTGCGCTTTGTGCAAACCAATTTGGATAGCTCATTTGTCTGTAGTATAAAAGCCATTACCCTTAAAAGCAATAGCTGGTGGAGAGTAGATACGCCTTAGCGTATCGCCACAGGTTGAACATCTATAGTTTTCTTCAGGTGCATTAACAGATCTTTCAATACTGATAGTCTCATCACCACCAGGACATTCGTATTCGTATATCAAAACATTATCCCATCTTCTAGCTTTAAGAACCCTACCAGTTTAGTACGACTAGCCTTGTTTGCAAACTCAGTAGTAATAGGTAGCCACTTATCCTCCCACTTAGGCTGAGGTATTTCTGTTAAGTTAAAGCCCCATATACCTTCAGGTGTGGCGTTGATATACCAAGGAGTGAGTGATCTAATACCTGCTGCCATAATTAAACCCTGATACTTACTCTCTTCAATAAGTAGATCAGGGTAGTGGGTCTTGCGGGATTTTAATTCTATAAACATCTTATGTTCTAGTGATATACAATCCCAGTTATCAAACTCTTCCGACTTCTCAAGGTCTGGATAGTAAAACTCTTTAAGATAGTCAAGTAGTTCCGGTTCTTTTAGTTCAATCACAATCTACCCATTGCCATAGCACAATACTCAGAACTAATCTCGCTACCTATATAGTTTCTATTTAATTTTTTAGCAGCAATAGCGGTAGTTCCTGATCCTATAAAAGGATCGTAAATAATATCTCCTTCATTACTCCAAGAAATTATGTGGTCTGATACCAACTTTTCAGGGAATACAGCAGGGTGTTCAGTTTTATTTTGAGCTATAGCACAATCCCAGATATTGTCCTTATACCTTTCCATATTTAATACAAATGTTTTTTTAGATCTTTCTTTACCTTTAGTAATGTTCTTAACTGTTGAGTCATAGATCTGTCCACCCAATTTAGTAGGTTGCATAATAGGATTAAAAGTTTTAGGCTGTCCCTTAGACAGGACAAACATATATTCAAATACATCAAAGTATCTTTTAGTTTTTACTTTGGGCATAGGATTAGTTTTGCGCCAGATCATAGTGTCGTGCAGATTAAAGCCAGCATCTTTCAGACCAAGTGCTTGTTTAAAAGATGTTCCGGTCTCACTACCCTTTTCAGTAGCATCTCCTACTATCCATACCAGTACACCACCAGGTTTAGTAACTTCATATAAGGACTTAGCCACTTGAGGAAAGTTAAATGAGTATCCATTATAAATTCTTAATGAATCATAAGGTGGAGATGTAATGGTCAGGTCTATGGAATTATTTTCCATACCTTTCATAGTCTCTAAACAATCTTCATTATAAATTATGTTTATGCCCAAGGTGTTTCACCACCTAATTTGTTTTGTAATCTACGCAGAGCTGATGTACACCTGCGATCAGCAGTGGAGGTAGCACACTCTAAGTACTGACCTATCTGTTGTAAGGTAAAGTTATCGTGGTATCTCATTTGCAATATAGTCTTATCTTCTTGCTCTAATTTTAAGTATTGTTTCTTAATATCAATTAGGATAGCTAATAGGTTGCCACCCTCAGCAGGTGTTGACTGCTTGCGAGGTGTGCCATCATTAATCATCTCTTGTGCCTGTTCAAGTACAGTGCCATTGACAATGGATGCAATAACAAATGGAATTAACTGAGCAATAATTGTTGTATCGTAGAAGGCTTCATCTCCTACTTTGTATCCAGCCTTACGAGCTTTCTCTTTACGAGCATATCTTTCTGCAACTCTACGCATCTGATAGGCAATACGCCGTTCATTCTGCTCACGCTTATCAGGGTTAGGTTCATTAAGTAGATCAGTAAACTGTTGACCACGACCAATAGCCCAGAGATAACACTCCTGCCTTACATCTTCCGTATCAACCCAGCCCTTAAACCTACTTACAATAGTGTAAGTAACTGAAGGGACTAACTCGTATAGAGTTGGGTGTAGATCTGGTGTCATTCACAATCCAGTGTCTGCACTTCAGGCCAGTTGCCATCCAATACCATCAGTGCAATAGCTGAATAGTTAAGTAAATCAACAAAAGAATCTCGTAATGATTCATTACTTGGCTTAACATTAGAATCTACTAAATTATTAATGCGAGCAATCTTGTCCCACATACGCACTCTTAGCCCATTGATAGGACCACCAGGAGATCTTGCTATATTTAATGGACCGTAATCGTGGTGCTTACTGATAAGTAAGTTACCTGCTGCATCCATAACAGCCCACATATTAAAAGCAAATTCACTATCTACTTTCTTATCGGCTTCGCCTTTACTTGGAGTATCCCAGTTTCGTAATCTATCAAAACCACTTCCAGTCCCAACTCCGTCAACCAAATGGCTAGTTCCGTCAGCTCTGCGTTCTTCATACATTAGGCACTCCAATTGTCCGCTTTGTCTCTTCTATACCTTTTACTAAGTATAAATCATTAAGGTCTAATCCAGCAGGAAGCGACACGATTGAAGAGTTCATTACCTCTTGCGCTACTCTCCTTGAAAACTCAGCCCCAGGATTAGAACCATCTTCTTTAACATCATTATCACCAATGATATAAACTTTGCCATAACCGGTAAACATCTTAGTAAAATGTGGCTTCCAAGCAGCAACACCAGGAACTCCAACTGCTGGTATACCTAGTACCGCAGAACAAATGATTGTATCTAACTCACCTTCACAAACTGCTATGTATTCACTGGTTAAAATAATATCTTTAACATTATATAGATGACCCTTCTGCCCAAGAGGTGCTCCATACTTAGGTTTGCCATCATCTAATCTTCTAAACTTAAAACCAACACAGTGTCCAAGCACTGTTATATAAGGTATAGATAGCCAGCCCTGATAGTTCTCGTGTCCTGCAACTGGTACCACTATGGTACCAAGTAGGTACTGGTCAGCTATCTCTTTAGAGATCCCACGACCTGCGAGAAACGCTACCGCTTCTTCGCTTAGATCTTTGTTGTACTGAACCGCCGCTTCCAGCGATAATTTCAATTGCACGGGCGAGAGCATCTTTAAACTCCATATTCTCTTTGATACTAATAATGTTTACTGCATTGCCACCCTTACCGCAGGTATGACAAAAGTATAGATTCTCCTGCGTATTAATTACTGCACTTCTTCTACTGTCGCTATGCAATACACACCTTACAGAGCAAGCCCTACCTTCTCTTACCTCACCGCCATAGTGGGCAACTATTATTCCAATGGGTATTGTGTTCGCATCGGTTCTGCCATTGCGAAAGCTAGGCTTCCTACTCCTGGACCAGTCTGATGCTGACATCCACAATCCTCCTTACATTTCTTGTGCATAGTAACAGCACGCTTGAACTGACCAGTCTTATTCAGCTCACCGCCTGACCTACATAAATCGCAGATCATTCCTCCTCCTTTACCTCTTCCATAACTGGTGCTGTCTCTTCTACTACCTCAATTACTGGTTGTAGTATTTCTGTTGTAGTGATTATACCTTCTGGTGTTGGTGTCATTTCTTCTCCTTTAGCCATTGTGTTAAGTCTTGGATTACCCAAGCCTTTTCTATTCCTGCGTTTCTTCTTTTGAATAATACATAAGATAAAGGCTGATTAATGCTACGATGCTTAGCGTAATTAATAGCTTCTGTTTGCGCTTCATCCCAAAACTCCTTCAAGTTTAACTTCTTAGTGTTCTTTAATTCAAAGATGTAGGTTTCACCGGCAACTATAACTACTAGATCACCCTCATCCTCTGCTCCTGATAAACGCAAGCGTTCAGCTACTGCGCCCATCTTTCTAAACCATTTCATTACATCTACTTCAAACTGTGAACCCTTTTGTTTATTGTATTTGGCTGACATTTAGTAGGCTATCCCTTCTATACATCCGACCATACTCATCTGCATCACTGATCTGACAAACAGAATAGTTTACAAATAAAGTAGCAAAGTCTGAACCATCTGCTGTATGTGGACCAAACCTATTCTTAACTGGTGCTACCTTTAAAGTTCCATCTAAAGGATCAAAACCAAGAGTAAGTATTAGTGCTGGTAGTTGAGATACCTTGCCGTGAATAGCCCTGCGATGAGGTGGGAAGTTAGTCTTACCATACTCAGTCTGCTCGCTGACGTGGTGTAGAACCATCACACAAGCCTCAGTCTTGCGAGCCATATCGTGGAAGTCCACCATAATAGCTCGTAGTCCTGCCCACTCATTATCAGATTCAGCAACCACATTCATTAAGTTATCAACAACAATCAACTCTGGTGGAACACCATAGAGTTCAACATAAGCCTTGATCTCTAACTCAATATCATCTAGTGATGGTGATGAGTCAAAGACAAACTGTATATTGGACATACTCTCTAGGTGCCTGTCGTAGTAATGACGGTTACTAGTTAAGTTACCTTCCACCAGTAGCTGACTGTGTCCTGATAGGTGAGAGGCTGCTCTCATCATCACTGTTGCTATGTCGGTATCGGCTGAGAAAAATAAAGTTGGAACCTTTGCTTTAACTGCATAGATAAGAGCAAACATACTCTTACCAGCATTAGGTGCGGCAGCAACCATACATACCTGACCTCTACGAAACTTGATCTGCTTTGAAGCAAGATCTTTCCATACGTCAGGTAATGGTGTTGCATTGGTATTGCTACCACGCCACGCTCTATTTAAGTTAAGCAACGTGTTCCCCTCTAGGAAGAGTTATTCCTCTTATCTGTCTAATTCTTTTTCTTTTAGATGCGGTGATGCCGCCCCAAGTTCCGAACCGTTCCTTATTGATTCCCCATTCTGCACACTCTGCAAGGTGGGGACAAATCTTGCAAACGTTTATAGCCTGTTGAGTGTGGACTCTATCTCCATCCTCTATTTCAGGAAAGAAAAACTCCACACCCACTTCGGCACAAGCTGGGTTCTCATAGTTCCAGGGAACCCGCATTGCCTATCTAATCCAAGCGGTTTCGCATTTGTCTATTGCACCTTTAGGTGCAGCACACATCCAGCCTTTCCAAGGACCCTTTTGTCCTACGCCTGAACGAAATGCCATTTTGCCGTGCTTACAATCAGGAGCAGCAGCATCTGTAGTTGTAGCAGTAGCACCTAATGCTTGCTTAGCATAGGCAACTGCACCACCTGATGATTGTGCATTGACACCAAGTGCGGTGCCAGTTGATGCTACTAGTGTAGATAGGTCAGCGATTGAAGTTAGAGATGCCTCTAGTTCAACCTGATTAATTGCGTAAATATTTACTAGAGTTCCATCACCTAACTTGTAGTTGATTTGGAACTTTGTACTTTCCGGTGCAGCCATTTATTTACCTCCAGTATGTTTGACAGATAACCGTATTGATTCCTGTCCTTGTTTCTTTGGTACAAAACCGAGAAGTTTCTCAACCTCTTCGGTATCTACTGATTCTCTACCACTAATTGTGCTCCACAAAATAGATACACCACTATTAGTATTACCAGTAAATCCTTCTAACGCAGCTTTTAATGACTCGCGTTCGTTAGTCAGTTCCTTTATCTTTACATCTAATTGTAAATACTTCAAGGCCGATGTGTCCACTTCAGGATTATCTATGAAGATTTCACCTTCCTTGATATGTTCTTTTTTTAGACCAGTACATCCCATCTCGCCCGACTCATCAAAGTACTTGCAATAGAACTTGCAGTAGTTTTGATCGCGCTCTGGCTCAGGTGCATCTGCGCTCTCTTTGATAGCAGATAACCAATTCAAAGCATCTTCTGCCAACTTAGGATCATAAGGTTCTGAATGAACCTTTACATCCCTTTCATCACCATCTCTGGCTATGGCTACTAGGTTAACAGTTCTGGGCTTCCCCTTACCAGACTTGTCAAGCAAGTAGCCATAAACCTGAACTTGCCAACGCTGTTGTAGCGATGGGAAGTAAGATAGATTCTTAACCTTAACGGTTTTCCAATCTATCACATCTCCTGTTTCTGGTATATATAAATCTATATGAGCTTTCATTCCATTGTATTCAACAGATGTTTCAACCCAATACTTCTCACCCTTTGGGTCAACAATTGTTATTGCCTTCTCTATCTCAGCGTGGATAGCAGTACCCATAATAGCTGACAGTTTTAATTCGTTATCATTAGTTTCAGGTTGATCGTTAAGACGATACCAAACCTTACGGCGGCAACCACCCAACTCTGATGGACCTACCTGTGTCTGCTTAGACCTAGCCCTACCAGCATCTTTATCTCGTAAGACTTGTAGTAGTAATTCCTTTGGGTCACTCATTATTTAACCTTCCGCTTTTGTATTGCTATCTGTATTGGTGGGCAAGTATTAATATCTAATATAGATGATATCTCTACAGCTTTCTGTGCTATCTCAACTGCTCTATCTTGATTCATAATCGTATAGTCCAGTGAGTATAAGTATCCAGTAGCAAACTGACCACCTGAACCAATACCATAAACATTTAGTTCATTCTGAATAAATGACATATCACAAGCAATATGAAACAGATTAGAATCAAAGGCTAGTAGATAGTCAAAGCCACCATCTTTCTTATCAACATTAG